CCAAGAATCGAAGAGTCAGTTACTCGAATGATGGAAAAGGAGTTAACTGAAAAAGAAAAACTCCGTCTGATCAAAGAAGCGGTTAAGATCCGTTGGGCGGTTGGAAATGGACCTGAGTCTATCGACATCACAGACCTTCTAACACCGTTTAGACCTGAGGATGAGGGAAGTGATCTTTGGACTGTTTTTAATGTGATCCAAGAGAAAATGACTCGAGGTGGATTTACTTACAAAAGCCCAAGAGGACGACAAACAACACTTCGTGGGATCAAGAGTATCCAAGCTACGAATCGTTTAAACACCAAACTTTGGGAGGCTGCTGAACTACTATTAGTATAAATAAAGAAAAGGGGGTCACCGACCCCCATTTTGTATTATGGAAAAATTTAAACACGAAAAAAGACTTTTAGATTTCCTTATAGAGGAGAATAAAATACTGTATTCAACAATCCAACTAACGGGTTTTATTGAACTAACACCTGAAAGTTTACTTGAAAAACCAAGATTTGAGAATTATTTATTGGACGGTATGCAATATACTGATGGGGTTTCATATTCTGATGGAATATTTATTTATGATAACAATATTTACATATATTTATCTAAAACTGACCAATTAGTCTCTTCATTTTCTTGTAAGATATATTATCCTATAAATAGAAAAAAAGACGTTGAGTTCTTTATATTAAACCTAAAAAAATTAAAAAAAGATGGAAATTAGTAGTGTTGAATTACAACAAAAAATAAATGCTGGTGAAAAACTTGTGGTTGAGTTTTGGGCTGAGTGGTGTGGACCATGTAAAATGATGAAACCAATTTTTGAAAGAGTTGCATCTTCAAACGAAAGTGAAGTCCAAATGTATACACTTAATATCGATGATAACAGAGAAGTCGCTTTAAGTCTTGGTATCAGAAGTATCCCAACTGTAAAGATGTTTAATTCAGGTGAAGTGGTTGAAACAAAGGTGGGGATTATGAATGAAGGACAGATAAAAGAAATGGTAAGTGAATTAATCAATGGATAAAATTGCAGTTGTGTTTACAATGAAGAGTTGTCCTCATTGTCACACTTTTAAAAAAATGTTAGAAGAAGCTGATATTGAATTTATTGATAGAGATATTGATGAATATGAAGAAGAATATGACATGTTTGTTGAAGTTACAGGAAATGATTTTGTACCAGCATTCATGTTAATTGAGAATCCTGAAAGTGAATCACCATCATCAAATCTATACGCTCCTGATCGAGATTTTGAAGATATAGATGAAGGATTAAAAATAATCAAAGAATTTTACGAAAGATAAAAAAACCCCTCGATTGAGGGGTTTTCTTTTATATTAATATTATGTCTTTTAGTCGATCTTGAACCAAGTATGGTTTATCTAATGTCTGATAAGTGACATCTTTTGTGAAGTCGTAGTCAGACATCCTTTCTTTGAACTCAGTAAGATCCATATCAAAACAATCTAAAACAAGACTTTCAATGGATTTCTTTGGAACTTGAGAATCACACATCACTTTAATTCTATAATCCTCATCTTCATTAAGATCACTTGAGTAATGAAAGTATACTTTATCAACACCTAACAAAGAATACATTTGATTGAATATGTAATGTGAGTAATATAATATTCCTCTACCACATCCTAAACTATGACCATAAGGAAACTCTGATGAAGTGTTTATTTCTGAAATGGGGTCTAATTCGTTAACGTACAAAGATTTATTAACTGTGATCCATGCTCTTGGAAAATCTGCGATTTCTTGTTCATACTTAATAATGTCAATAATGTTAAGACTTTCTTTATTAAGTGATTTAAATAATTCTTTGTTTGATTCTATGAATTCTATTTTAAGTTCATTAAGGGTTAAGACATTACTACTTGTGGTTTGACCGTTAACAACTACAAAGTTTTCACAATCTGTTACTTGAATTATTGTATTTTCTGATTTGTTGAATTTTGACAGGATGTAGTCTGCGAATAGATTCACAAAATACCGTCTTGTGTTTTTTTCTAATTTTCTCATATTCTTGGTTTTGTATAATGAATATGAGAATTAAATGAAACTATAAAGAGTTAAATATAATCTAAAAACATTTCGTTTATGTTTCTTATTGTTCTGTCCCAATCAGGATAATCGGGGATTCTAATGTCAATACATTCTACCTCATCATTATAAATCATATTATTTATAAGTGTTGTATATCCACCAAAATATTCTAAAAATGAATCACTATAAGTTCCGCCTTTGTTATTTTCTAAAAATGTTTCTATATTTCCAATAAAGTCTCTGATTTTAATATATTCGTCGTATTGGGTTTTCTCACCAACCTTTCTTGGAATTGCCTCAACATGACCCTCAAAGTATTCACTAAGACCTTTATAAACTGCGTCATATACTTCATCTTCGTATGCTGTATTTTCAGAGTTATAGTAGATACTTCTTAGTTCATCACCAATATCTTCTAAATCTTTTTTGAAAAGTTCGTTTGATGCGTCACTATCTTTTAATAGGTCGTTTAAATCTTCAGGTTTTATTCTAAAATAACCTTCTGTCCCTTGTATTTCAGATAAATGTTCAAAAAAGTCTGAATCATAATCCTCTAATGATAATTCTTGATTTCCTATTTTTTTATAAATAACATCTTTAAGATGTGTAATATTAGAAACATTTAAAACATCTACTGTATCGTATGGCTTCATACTGGAATCAAAATACCAATCGTGACCTAAACCATCTTCACTTAAAATTAATTTTGCAACATGTCTAGGGTCACTATCACTTCTTCTACTACCACTACAAAAATATTCACTTAACTCTTCTCTATCTCTTAATTTTAGATAAAACCCACTATTTCTAATTTCAACATCAGTTATTAGATTGTTAATTATAAACATAACTGTGTCTTCGTAGTTGTCTTCTAAACCTTTTAAAAGTAATATATTTTTTAGTTCTTCAGGTGCGTTGTCATAACTAAGATTTGTTAAAACACCATTTTCATCTAAAAAATTAATTAGTTCACTGTCCCAATTACGATAACCTATTTGTTCTAAATCAATTTCATCTAAAAGACCGTATTTTTTAACAAACTTAAAAAATGTTATTAAGTCATTAAAATACGGCTCAATGTCGTCATCAAAATCACCATCATTAAATGAATTAACTAATTGTCTTGTTCTTTCTAAACTCATATGGTATAAATATCTAATAAACAAAAAAGGTGTTCCAATCAGAACACCTTTATCTCGATGATACGCAAATATTATCTTCTATAATATTTGTTAATGATTTTTTTTACCGACTCTTGAACGTTAGTATTATTTTGAGTGGTATTAGCACCTTGTTGTGTTTGTGTTTGAGTTTGTGTTTGAGGTTGTTGTACCTGTTGCTTGTTTTTACATCCGCAGCCCATAACTAAATGTTTTTATTGGTTTATTTATTTATAAATAGTATCTAAAACAAGTTTAATTCATAATAAATAAAAATCAATTATTTTTATTTTGTTATATTTATCAAGTATGAGAGACTTCATTAAAAATTTCTTATTAGAACAAGATGATAATCTTGTCACAATAACTCCTGATCAGTATTTGGATATATTAGAAGATGTTGGTGGTATTGCATCGAGAGTTGCAAATCTTAAACCTTACCGTGGTAAGGGTATTGTTATTAATGGTAGTTTAGATCTTAGAAAATTTAGAACTGTTGGACCATTAACTGGTATTGTTAGAGTTATGGGACGATTAGACATATCTAATACGAATATTTCAAATCTTGATGGAATTACGGTAGATGGATATGTTAGTAGTTGGGGATCAACAATGCATACAAATCAACTAAAAAAAGAAAGAAATAGAAAACTTTCAGAATTAGCCGATTATAGAGAAAATGATGAGTGGAATATAGAAAATAAAGACTATGATTCTGAAAGAACTGAAGCTTTATATGAATTCTTAGTTGAAGAAGGTATTCCTACCTTATATGAAGACGACAATGGTGATGAAATAGAAGAAGATAAGTATTTTATTTATCCAAATGGTACTGGAAATCACGGTATTGGAAAACAATACGAATGGTTAGGTGCTGATACTCTACAACCTGACACATATGATGTTTATACTCAAGATGAGTTAGATGTTGCAGCTAAAAGATATGTTGAAGGAGCGGTTGATGACATGGGTTACGATGCATTTACAAGTTGGGTTTGGGACCAAGCGCTTAATAAAGGAGAGTGGCGAAGTTGGTTAGAAGATTTTTATGATGATATAATTAGAGATGATCCTGAAAATTATGATATAGGACTTGAATTATCTACAAATCAACAACATCAAGTTAATCAATTAAAAAAAACTATAGAAAATCTAAACAATAGATTACAAAGTGAGGGATTGTCTGACGAAGAATTCGAAAACATCGAAAGAAAAATTGAAGGTTTAGAAGAGACAATAGAAGACATCAAAGAAGATCCACAAGGTGGTTATGATGAAAGTTCTATAGAGAATGAAATTACAGATAGAGTTAATGAATATGTTGATGATATTGATGATTTTATTAAACATTACGGTTATGAAAGTAGTTTTATAATGGATTTTGTTGATTTAAATGAAGTAACTGACATTGTAGTTAATAGTGACGGATATGGTAGTTTATTAAACTCACATGATGGAGAAATGTTTGAAACACAGGTAAATGGTGATTGGTATTTTGTAATGAGGGCTAGTTAGGTCTTTATTTGTTTAACAATATATCATATTTTTAGTATGAATGGCACGAAGAAAAAAAATAGAATTTTTGATGAACACCGATTGGATGTTCGAAAAACCTATTGATAGAGAATACAAAGAATACAAACTACTTTCTTATTTTCAAAAAATGGGAGATAAACTCGATAGATTAGAATTATATCCTGGGTTTATTGAATTATCATTACACTTAATGAATATCCAAGCTCTTATGAGGGATAAGAAAATTGTCTACACGGATAAAAAATTAAACACTGTAGATGATGAGATTATGGTGAAGGACCTGAAAGTAAAAGACGCTCCAACCATGTCTATCGAAGAAAATGAGGAGTTTAGAAAAATATTGTCTTATTCAGCGCCAAGAATTATGGAATATTTTAATGTTGCCAAATCAGTTTGGACAATAGTATTTGATTCTTTGGATATGAAAATCAAAAGAAACAAAAAAAATATATTACACCCAAAAGGGTATTTCTTTTATACTGAAACAGAAAGTAAAAAAACTTATGTGTGGGAGTACATTATAAAGAAAGAAACAAAAAGTAACCCACAAAGAATGGCAAATATAAATTTAATTTATTTCGATGAGATCGGAGAGTTGACCATTCCAAATATAATATCTACATTTTCAACATACGAACCAAAAGACAAGAGAATGGGGCCAGTATTTCAAATGTCATCAAACGGAATTTTTCCTGTTAATGAAACATTATTACCCCTCTTCAAAAGAAGAATTGCGGGACTTATATCACAAACAAAAAACCAAGAAGAAAAACAAGAAACAGAATAAGTTATGGGATTTAATAAGAGAATTTTAAAGAAAGAAAACATTTTAAAAAACCTCCCAAATCTTATGACCTATTTGGACGCCGATGCAATAATTTGTACCGACGATTTTTCACGCGAGGTATATGGGTTATTTCGTATCGGGTCATCAAAAGAAGAAATAATAAATCTAATAAATAAAATAAAATGAAAATTAAATTGGAATATGTTTGGTTAGACGGATATAAACCTGAGCCTAACCTGAGAAGTAAAGTTAAGATTGTTGAATATGAATCTGTTAAGAACGCATTACTTGATGGAAATTTTCCTATGTGGAATTTTGATGGATCATCAACATTTCAGGCAGAAACAGGAAACTCAGATCGTTTGTTAAAACCTGTAAGACATTACATGCCTTCTGCATTTCCAATTGAAAACAACACCGTTTATGTTTTATGTGAAGTATTAAATCCTGATGAAACACCACACGAATCAAACAAAAGATCAAGTATTGGTGAAGGATTTGAAGATCTTTGGTTTGGTTTTGAACAAGAGTATTTCATTCGTGAAGAAGTTAATGGAAACATTTTGGGTCACAAAAGAAACATTCTTAAAGGTCAAGGTGAATACTATTGCGGTGTAGGTCATAATGTTGTTGGTCGTCCATTTGTTGAAGAACATTTGAATATGTGTTTAAATTACGGTATTAATATCACAGGAACAAACGCTGAGGTTGCGTTAGGTCAATGGGAATACCAAGTGTTCTCTCAAGGTAAATTAAAAGGTGGTGACGATCTTTGGATGACAAGATATTTCTTATTAAAAATTGCAGAAAAATACGGTTATCATATTGAACTTCACCCAAAACCAATCACACATGGAGAATGGAATGGATCAGGTCTCCATACAAACTTTTCAACAAATACGATGAGACTTGACGGAAACGAGGAATATTTTATGTCTTTATTCAACGCTTTTGAATCAAGACATGAAGATCATATTAAAGCGTATGGATCTAACAATCACTTACGATTGACTGGTGAATATGAAACTCAAGCGATGGATAAATTCAGTTGGGGTGTATCTGATCGTGGAGCGTCAATTAGAGTTCCTCAGGAAACGGCTAAAGAATGGAAAGGATATGTTGAAGATCGTAGACCTGGATCAAATGCGGATCCATACAAGATCATTCGTGAAATTGTTAAATCACTTGATGTTACACAACAAATATATGATACAAAACATATGATGACTTCATTTGTTGATATGGATGGTCTTACCGGAAAATACGGAACGATATCTAATGAAGAATTATTAAAAGAATACAGAGAAGAAGAATAATGGATAAAGAATGTGTATGTGGTGGAACAGGACTTTGTCAGTGTCCACCAATTAAAGTAGAACAAGTAAACCACCCAAAACATTACGGAGGTGAGGATAACCCATACGAGGCAATCAAAGTGATTAATGCTTGGGATTTAGGATTTAGTTTAGGAAATACAGTAAAATATATAAGTCGTGCAGGAAAGAAAGGAAAAGACAAAGAACTTGAGGACCTCAGAAAAGCCCTCTGGTACCTCCAACACCACATCGAAACACTCGAAAAATAAAACGGGGTTAGATAAAGAGATTAATGTTTGGGATGCTCTTACAACACCAAATGAGTTATTAAGAGAAACCCTAATTAACTTTATGTGGGGGTTTTTAGGAAACTCTATTGTTGTGTTTGCGGCAAAAGAACTGGACTTTTTGGTCCTTATAAATTATATTGTTTATTACATACTGATTTCTTATATTGTGAATAGGAAGAAATATGAAACCATGTTAGGTAAATTCATTATTCTTCCTGGATCTGCGGCAGCAGGGGCGTTTACAGGATATAAATTGGCTCAGATAATTTCAAATTTTATTTAGGTATGGAAAAGGAATGGAACCCAAACGACTTTCAAGGAAGGTCAAAAGAACAAGTAGAAAGGAATTATAGAGTTTTTGAGATTTTTTTGGTTTTAAGTTGGTTAGTAGGAACCGCTCTTGTCCTATTCAAATTAATTGATTACATTTTTTAATCTATAATAATATGAAATACTACAAAATTACCATAGGAGGTAAAGGTGCAGAAGTTTACCCCTTCCAATTGAACACAGAACAATATGAAGCTCTACGAGATGGTGGTGTTGAGCAAGATGAATTAGATCACGATCAGATCTGTAAAATTTTGGGGGTTGATACTTTTTTTGATTCACCAAACGAATCTATTATGGGGCCATATCCCGACGCATTCTTTGTGAGAGTTGAGGATGAGGAAGGGAATGTTGTTTATCAAAGTGAGGAATTTGATAACGAAAAAAGTGATTATGAAGAACAATATTGTGGTGAGGTTGCTTACCTAATCATCGAAGACTATTGTAAGGGAGAACATCTTGTTTACGATATTCCATTAGAAGAGGACTTCGAGATCGATAAGTTAAGATTCAAAGTTGATGACATTGGATGTAGAGTTGAGATAGTAAGTGGTATACTATACGAAGAAAAAGAATACAAAATATATAAATCATTTGGTGATACATCCAGTAAAGGATACTACTACCATTTAACAGCAGGAATTTAAAAAT